AGATCTATGAGCTTTCTCAAAGGATTGTTAATGGCAGTCCAAATGCCTTGTTTGGAGAAGCTTATGATGCTTCCTATACGGATGTTTATGACTTCTGTGCAAAGAAGCAAAGCTTGAAGAAGTGGGAGATCGAGCTTGATATTCACCATCAGGAGCTTGGCCTTCCTTGGGATCAGCCTGTTCCGGAAGAACTTTGGGAGAAAGTTGCCGAATACTGCGATAACGATGTCATCGCATGTGAAGCAGTTTTCAATGCTCGTCAGGCGGACTTTATCGCAAGAGAGATTCTGGCAGATATTTCAGGCTTGAATGTGAATGCAACGACAAACATGCACACAACCAGAATTATATTTGGTTCTGAGAAGAAGCCTCAGTCTCAGTTCAACTATACTGATCTGTCAGAAATGTTTCCCGGTTATAAGTTCGAGAACGGCAAGAGCACATACTGGGGAGAAGAAACTGGTGAAGGTGGCTATGTCTATTCAGAGCCAGGAATTTACTCCAATGTGGCATTGCTGGATATTGCATCTATGCACCCGACAAGCATTGAGTGTTTGAATCTGTTCGGGCCTTATACACAGAACTTTAGCGACATCAAGCAGGCTCGAATTTATATTAAGCACAAAGACTTCGAGGCCGCAGGCAAAATGTTCAATGGGAAGCTTGCAAAGTACCTGACCAGTAATGAGCAGGCGAAAGCTTTGTCCTATGCTCTTAAGATTGCAATCAACAGCGTGTATGGCCTGACTTCAGCTAACTTTGAGAATCCTTTCAGGGATCCGCGTAATGTGGATAATATTGTAGCCAAGCGTGGTGCTCTCTTTATGATCAACCTGAAGCATAAGGTTCAGGAACTTGGCTACACTGTTGCGCACATTAAGACAGACTCCATTAAGATTCCAGATGCAACTCCTGAGATCATTGAGTTTGTCATGAATTACGGCAAGGAGTATGGCTATACTTTTGAGCATGAGGCAACCTATGAGAAAATGTGTCTGGTGAACGATGCTGTTTATATTGCTAAGTACAATGATGGTCCTCACGAGTTCGAGCTTTCGACTGGCGAGAAGATCATGACCCCTTGGACAGCAACTGGCACTCAGTTTCAGGTTCCCTATGTATTCAAGACTCTGTTCAGTCAGTCGCCGATTAAGTTCCGAGATATGTGTGAGACCAAGACTGTGACATCTGCATTATATTTGGACATGAATGAGAATCTTCCCGATGTAAGTAGCTTTGAGAAACAGTTGGTCAAAGTTGAGCGCGAGCTTATGGATATTTGGGGCAAGAATTGGCAACAGAACTTGAAGGTCATCGGATCTCGAGATGTTGATGAGACTGGCATTGATATTGAGGCCATTCAACGTTCGAATGATTTGGTTCGTGAACATTGGCGATTGGATGAAGAAATCGCTAAGGGTCATGACTACCATTTTGTCGGAAAGGCTGGTTCTTTCTGCCCAGTTATGCCTGATTGTGGAGGCGGTGTTCTTCTTAGAGAGAAGAATGGAAAGTATGCTGCCGCAACTGGGACAAAAGGCTATCGTTGGCTGGAGGCCGAGATTGTCAGAACCCTCGGCAAAGAAAAAGATATTGACCGTAAATATTATGCGGCCATGGTTGATGAGGCGATTGCTTCGATCTCCGTATATGGAGACTTTGAGGCTTTTGCCTCTTAATTTTTGTCATTTATATTTTGAAAGGAGATTATACAAATGGCTAATCAGAGAATTCCTAACATTTCGGTGGAGAGCGCAAGAATCATCTTCAGGAACTTTGCTGGCAAGGAGAGCAAGTTCAATGCCAAGGGAAAGAGAAACTTCTGCCTGGTTCTCGATAATGATGTGGCAGAGGATCTGAAAGATATTGGCTGGAACATCAAGTATCTCTCTCCGCGTGATCCCGATGATGCTCCGCAGGCATACCTTCAGGTTGCTGTTGCATTCGACAACTTCCCGCCGAAGATCTGGCTGATTACCGGAGGCAAGAAGACCGAGCTGACTGAGGATACGATCTCTGTTCTGGACTATGCTGAGATCGAAAACGTGGATGTCATTGTTCGGCCCTACGTTTGGGAAGTCAATGGTAAAAGTGGTGTCAAGGCATATGTCAAGAACATGTATGTCACCATCGCTGAGAATGAGTTCGAGAAGAAGTATCGGAACTTCGATGAGGAAGATACCGGTGAGGATCTCCCGTTCTGATACGACCAATAAGGAGCTGCTCTTTTACAAGGGTGGCTCCTTTCTTGATATTTTGCGGAGGTGGAAAATAGATTGGTCGCACTCTATGACTACCAATGGGATGCAATTGAGAGATTGAGAAATGGATCAATTCTATGCGGCAAGGTTGGCTCTGGAAAGTCCAGAACCGCAATTGCCTATTATTTTTGCAAAGAATGCGACGGAATGTTAGATGGAACTCTTCATGGCTTCGACGATGACTATGTGCCCATGGCTCATCCTAAGAGTTTGTACATCATCACGACAGCTCGAAAACGAGATACGAAAGAATGGGAAAAAGAATTGATTCCGTTCTTGATATCTGGCGATGAGGATTCAATCTATCATGGTCTCATGGAGGTTCATGTTGATTCGTGGAACAACATCAAAAAGTATGTTACGGTTCGAGATGCGTTCTTTATATTTGATGAACAGCGTGTTGTTGGAACTGGTGAATGGACAAAATCCTTTTGGAAGATCTCGGCGGCCAACCACTGGATATTGTTAAGCGCTACTCCGGGTGATACCTGGATGGATTACATGCCGGTCTTTGTGGCAAATGGTTTCTATCGAAACAAGACGGATTTCATTCGGCAGCATGTGGTCTATAAGCGTTTTGCGAAATTTCCTCAGGTAGATAGATATTTGGAGCAAGGGCGACTTTGGAGACTTCGTGACAAGATCCTTGTGAATATGGATTACACACGACCAACGAAAGCCCATTATGAAACAGTGTCTGTCCAGTATGATCGAGAGCTCTATAAAAAGATCATGGCAACACGGTGGGACATCTATCAAGATATTCCAATCGCCAACGCAGTCGAATTGTGTTATGTCGCACGGAAGGCCATTAACTCGGATTCAAGTCGCGGAGATGCCATCCTTGAGCTACGGAAGACTCATCCGAAGACGATCATCTTCTACAACTACAACTATGAGCTGGATATTCTCCGCAGCCTTCCTTATGGCAATGATGTCAAGGTTGCTGAGTGGAATGGTCAAAAGCATGAGCCGATTCCGATGGCCGATCAATGGGTGTATCTCGTTCAATACTTTGCGGGCGCTGAGGGATGGAATTGTATAGAAACTGATACGATCATCTTCTATTCTCTCAATTATTCCTACAAAGTCATGGTTCAGTCTGCCGGTCGAATAGACCGAATGAACACTCCATTTACGGATTTATATTATTACCGACTGAAATCAAGTTGCCCATTAGATTTGGCCATTGCTAGAGCACTCCAACAAAAGAAAAACTTTAATGAGAGTCGTTTTCTTTCAAAGTAGAAATTCGCAAGAAATACATTCCTTATAATAGAGGAGATATCGCATTTCCTTGACCTTTTAGGAGTGTGGCAAATTTGAAAGAAAACCGGTTTCAAAGTGAACTGATTAAGGAGATTAAGGTACGCTTTCCGGGTTGTATGGTTTTTAAGAATGATCCGAACTACATTCAAGGAATTCCGGACCTTACAGTCCTTTATGGAAAGCATTGGGCTTTGCTTGAATGCAAAAAATCTGCCCATGAGAAACATCAACCGAATCAGGATCACTACATCGAACAAGGAGACAAAATGTCCTTTGCTCGTTTTATTTACCCCGAAAATAGAGCGGAGGTATTAAATGATCTTCAATCGGCATTCGAATCTTGAAGGAAGACATGCTTTTTTAAGCGCCTCCAAGTATCACTGGCTCAACTATGATGAAGAGAAATTGATATCTGCATTTCGTAATGCATTGGCGACTCAACGAGGAACTGAGTTGCATGATTTCGCTCGTCGAGCTATTGAGCTTGGTATCAAACTTCCGAAATCTAAGAAAACCTTGAACATGTATGTGAATGATGCAATAGGTTTTCAAATGACACCAGAACAGCCTTTATATTATTCAGAAAATTGCTTTGGCACAGCAGATGCTATTTGCTTTCGAAATAATCTTCTGAGAATTCACGATCTGAAAACTGGTGCCATGCCTGCTCATATGGAGCAGCTAATGATCTACGCTGCACTCTTTTGTCTGGAGTATGGTGTTGATCCCAACAAGATTGATATTGAGTTGAGAATTTACCAATCAGACGAAGTCAATGTGTTTAATCCGGACCCAGTGGATATTCTGGCGATTATGGAGAAGATCATCTTCTTCGATAAGCGGCTGTCTCAGGTTCAGGATGAAGGAGCGTAAATTATGGAAAAGAGTTACTCTGGATATTTTCCGGACTCTGACAGAGATGCTTCACATTACGGCACTCCGCGTCATTCCGGCAGATACCCATGGGGTTCCGGTAAGAATCCTCAGAGAAACCGAAACTTTCTTTCGAGAGCCAATGATCTGAAAAAACAGGGCCTTACTGACAAACAGATCGCCGAAGCTTTCAAGATGAGCACCGGTCAGTATCGAGCTATGCACACGCTTGCTGTTAATGAGCAGAAAAAGGATATGATCCGTCGTGTGCAAACTCTTTATGATGCCGGTAATTCCAAGACGGCCATCTCCAAAGAGCTTGGCATTCCTGAATCAACTGTTCGAAACTATCTCAAACCTGAGTTTCAAGTCCGTCGGGATCGTGCAACGATTCTGGCCGATGAGCTGAAAGAACAGGTTGAAAAGAGAAAATATTTGGACGTTGGCGAAGGTGTTAACATTCAGCTCAATGTAAGCAAAGAGCAGCTTAAGGCAGCTACGGAGCTTTTAAAACAGGAAGGCTACAAGTATCATCGAATCTCAGTTCCTCAGGCATCAGACCCGACTCAGAAAACCAATGTTGTTGTTCTGACAAAGGGCGATGTTCCTTACGAAGAGGTTTATAAGAACCGTGATCAGATCTCTTCTCCTGAAGGCATCAAGTTTGAGGACTATGGCGACTATGTCAAGAAGATGCAAACCCCTCAGAGTATTGATTCTGACCGTGTCAAAATAAGATATTCTGAAGATGGTGGCAGTGACAAAGACGGCGTCATCGAGATTCGTGAAGGTGTTGCTGATCTGAACATTGGTGCAAGTCGCTATGCTCAGGTTCGTATTGCTGTTGATGGAACTCATTATCTGAAGGGTATGGCAATGTATGGCGATCCTAAAGAGATGCCGGATGGTGTTGATATTATCTTCAATACCAACAAATCCAGAGGCACTCCGAAAATGGATGTTCTGAAGAAGATGAAGGATGATCCCGAGAATCCTTTTGGTGCGTCTATCAAGGATCAGCGTGGAGCGCTCAACATTGTCAATGAGGATGAGGACTGGCAGAAATGGTCCAAGAATCTGGCTTCTCAGTTTCTGTCCAAACAGCCGCCTCAGCTTGCCAAAAAGCAACTGGATATTACCTACAAAGAGAAGAAACAGGAATTTGATGAAATCTGTGCACTCACAAACCCGACGATTAAGCGTAAGCTTCTTGAGTCTTTTGCTGATGATTGCGATTCTGCCGCTATTCATCTGAAAGCTGCGGCTCTTCCTCGTCAGGCTGCACATGTCATTCTTCCAATCGGTTCTCTGAAGGACACGGAGATCTATGCTCCGAACTATGAAAATGGTGAAGAGGTTGTCCTAATAAGATATCCTCATGCTGGTCCTTTTGAGATGCCTCGTTTGCGTGTAAATAACAATAACGAGGAAGGCCGAAGACTTCTCGGTAATGCCAAAACTGCGGTCGGCATCAATTCTCATGTAGCGGCACAGCTTTCCGGTGCTGACTTTGATGGCGATACGGTGACTGTCATCCCGACAAAGGGTGTCAAGATCCGCACTGCCAAATATCTCGAGGATCTGGAAGGCTTCGATCCGAAGACAAGATATTCTGCGTATGAAGGTATGCCCAAAACTGGTCCTGAGACTGGTTTCCATAAGCAGATGCAAATGGGCAAAGTTTCGAATTTGATCACTGACATGACAATTCGGAACGCTACTGAGCAAGAGATCGCTCGCGCCGTTAAGCACTCAATGGTTGTGATTGATGCGGAAAAGCACAATCTTGACTGGAGAGCATCTGAAAAGGATAACGGCATTAAAGAACTGAATAAAAAGTATCAAGGCAAAGCTAATGGCGGTGCCTCTACCTTGATATCTAGAGCCAAATCTCCTGAGTATGTCCTTGATCGAACTGAGGTTCGCAGCCTTGGTAAGATGACTGAGGAAGAGCAACAGCTTTACCTTTCCGGGCAAAAGATATTTAGGAATACCGGCAAGATGTCAAAGAAGAAAGATGGTACTTATGAACCGAAAACAGTCAAGAGTGACAAGATGACAGAAACCTTTATCAAGGGTGGCAATGCTTATGATCTGTCTTCTGGAACCATCATTGAAGATATCTATGCTGAGCATGCCAATAAGCTCAAAGCTCTTGGCAATTCGGCTCGAAAAGAGCAGATTCGCACTGGTCGTCTTCAGCAGAATGCTTCTGCCAAAGAAGCTTATGCGAACGAAAGAGCATCTTTGCTTGCAAAACTGAATATCGCAAAGAAAAATTCGCCTCTTGAGCGTCAGGCTCAATTGATTGCGAGCGTTAAGAGTTCGGCTCGTATCAATGCAAACCCGAATCTTGATAAAGATGATAAGAAAAAGATTCGTTCTCAGGAAATTGCCAGAGCTCGTCAAGCTGTTGGCACCAGAAGCAGAAATCCGAACAATCCGGATAACATTGCAATATCAATTAGCGATCGTGAATGGACTGCTATTCAGGCTGGTGCTATCAGCGATAACATGCTTATGGATATTCTTCGATTCACAAATATCGACGATTTGAAGGCAAGAGCAACTCCTCGCGCAAGTAAAACACTGAGCGCGGCTTCTGTTGCAAGAGCTAAGACCCTTCTTAGTAAAGGCTATACCTATGCTGAAGTGGCCGATACTCTTGGTGTCTCTGTTTCGACTCTGAATCGTGAAATCAACGACTAAACATCAATAAGATATTTAGCGTTCTTCCTGAGGCACTTATCAATAGGGATTATCAATCGGCCTCTGA